TCGGAGACTACGGGGTTCTCAACCCCCGGGTTAGACTTTGTGTTGACCTTGGACTGCTCAATATTGAGGGCCTTTCATAAAGAAAGGTTTACTCATATCTTTTAGGAACTGAGTTCCGAAACGATTATAAGCAGTTTGAGATTCTTTAGTAGGTTGTTTATAAACATACCAAAGAGCCTCTACCTCATGCAAAACCTTATAAGCCTTTTCCAGAGTGACCATTTGAGTCTTGGCATGGTAGACTAGAAGAGATTCTACTCTATCTTCCAATTCAAATGGATCAATGACATCGCTATTACGATTATCGATAATAGCATCTTCTAATCACCCCTGTATAGGGGCTAAGAAGGCTTCGTCATTGACACTCGGAGAAACGAGAGATTTAGCCCAAGATCGAGTAAGATCTGAACATTGTTCAGATAGTAATCGAATCTTATATAGAGCGTCTTGAAGAACTCCTGCAACAATAAGTTGCTCGGATTCATCAAATCACTCTTGACGGTCTTCGTCTCTCGAAAGCTTAAAATCAGAATTGGATCTTGTTATAAGATCTCTAGCAAAAGCCATTAATGAACGAGTGGGGATAGAGAAATTCTCTGTCTCCATGTCTCATAAACACCCTTTACGAGGGTCTACGAGACTTTTCATTAAGATGCTATGCTCTATGTTTTTACATAGACCTAGCAGGCTGAAGCTAGCAACCATTAAGGAGAAATCCTTAAACTTAAACCCCGGTTTAAAATTATTTAAAACGGTGGCTATAGTCTGAAGATTGTTCAAGTACCCTTTTTCAATTCAAGAATAAACACTGTTTATCCGAGAAGAAAGGGAGGTACAAGAATTGATCTGAGAGTAGGTAACCCCACTCACCAGATTTCCTCCAATGACAGTACGCTTCGCGAATTCAAATACAGGGCGATCATGAGAAACAATGGATTTAGAGAGATTAATCTCCATTCCTAATTTCTTCATTATTGCCAAGTATGTATTCGCTAGGGCGGTATCGAAGATGACAATGTCATCTCCTAAAACCTCGTACCTATCCTCCCATTCTCAGTTATTAGTAACTAAGTATGAACAGTACTGCATTATTCAGTGATGAGTAATGGCAAGTCCTGCTCAGGAAGATAGGCAACCCATAGGTGTACCGACAGCATACCGATAAGTTACGTCTTTATCGAGCTCAAATTTGGCTCGATTATAAGAATTGAAAGAGAAATCTCTTTCTACCATAACCTTCGATCATGCTTCGGCTAGCCCGGGTATCTTAAACAGACCCTCAATAATTGAGGCTGTTAAAGACACAGGTAACCTGTCAGTGGCAGCGCTCAGGTCGAAGCTATAAGCTTTACCCGCTGCAGCCGCCTTAACGGATGATCTAGTAACAGACGCATCCTGATCAAATGTTCCGTCGTTTGGAAGCTTTCTCAAAATATCAAAAAGAGCCTTATGTAAAGGCTTCATGACACTTTGAGAAACAGAGACTATTAGAGCGAAAACTCTAACTTTCCCTGCGGCTTCCAGCTTAATAGCAAGTTGACCAAAGGGAGTACTCATAGAGCTCTTGAAAAGTAAAGACTTTTCTGGGAGCATCTCAATGATTTCACGAGCGTCATCAAGACGTTCTAGAAATTTTAGAGTATTCCACTTTGTACCTATCACTTTTAAGTAATTCAATAAATTGAAATACACTTCACCTCCTTCAGGGTGTGACAATAATAAATATATGTCACTTAGCAATCCTCGTGATGAATTAACATTACTAGGAGAAGCTTTTCCTGAAAAGTGAAAAGTAGTAGGGGCCAAGTTGCTGTTATCGGCAATAGTAAAGAGATCTAAAGATCATGGCCACTTTTTGGCCGAGATCTTCAAAGACTCTAGAATCGTATCTGACCCTTTGTAAGGGTCCAAGATAGTTTCTATTTTCAGTTGACCAGGTATTTGTAATACCCGGTACAAAGAAAACAAACTATGCCAAAAACGGATCATATGGATGTTCCCTCGTCTCATTTCTTGGCGGTCCCCTCTATTAATAATAGAAGGGCAACCATTAATAACACGAGGTAGAGGTAATTGCGGCTCTAACTCACGAAGAGTTTTAACCGAATTATTTCCAAGTCATTTTTGCAAAGCAACTGCACAAGCTTTCATCCACTTCACAGTGAATTTAGGCCCGTGGTTTTTGTTCATTTTAGCAATAAATTGAACAAAGTTGTTCGCAATCACTAGTCTATCCCGGATACGACCAGTTCTGTCATAACTAAGATAAATTATCTTAGGCATGGCAGAAACCAATCTAGATCAAGTTTTCACTTGATCTACTGGAAGTATAGAAGTCGGCAATACAAATTTAAGTTTGAAGTTTAAAATAAATTTTATACTTTTCATCTTAATTTGTTACTGACGGTTAATCTGTACGACAAACGCTCGTTACCCAAAGGCTACCACGCCTACTGGGAATAAGGTTTGAAGGGTCTTACTAAAGAAATTCAGTAAGAACCAGGCGATACTTCTACTTGGTTATTCCTTGCGGGACCAAACTTATTTGGTGCCCAGGTATAAACTAAGTGACCCTAAATGAAGAACTTGTTTCATTGTAGGATTTACTTATCGGACCCAATCCAAAAGGGTTCTATAAGAAAAGATTCTTAGAGAACTATCTCAG